TATTGTTTGTCTTTGAGCATATTGAGAATCTTCAAAAGCATTGTATCCTCTAGGCGTAAAGTATCCACGGCTTGTGAAAAACCTACGCATAAATCTATTTAGTTTACTAGATTGTTGTAGTGCAACCTGTGAAGAACCTTCAGCAGTTTCTGTAAGCTGAATATCTGTTAATTGACTTTGCTGTTTAAACTGTGTAGTAACTTTAGCTTCTTCTAAAACTTCAACCATAACATCTGCTTGTTCTGCTGGCGTTAGTTCTCCTACAGATTTATTATATAGTTGCTTACTTTTTTGAGTTACATACTTAACACTTTCAATTCCTGCTATACCCAAAGCCTTTAACATTTTAGGCGTGTGTATTACTACATCTATTGCACCACCTATAATACTTTCTTCTAAAGCAACAACAGCTTTCTTTTTTAGTACGGTATCGTCTTCTTGACTACTAAGAAAATCTACAACTGGATTACTTTTAAGATCAGGAAGAATTTCAACAACTACATCTGTAAAATTTTGATCTTCTACATCACCTAAAGCAACTCCCGTAGCTGCTCCTGATAGTATGCCCTTACCTCGTTTTACTCCAGCTTCAGCTAATTCTTTATATGCTTTAGTTCCAACTATTGCATACGGAAGAATACTAGCACCCATGCCTGTTACAGTGTCAACGTCTTTAACTTTTCCTTCTTCAGTTAATACAGAACTGTATAATTTATCAGCAGTTTCCTCAAAACCTAATGATCGTAAAGGGTTAGCAACAATATTAACACTTTCTTTACGGGCTAAGTTTAAAAATTCATCGGGAACTACTTTTTTACCCGTAGTAGTTTCAGAAATAATATTAGCTATAGTAGCGGGTAAAAAAGCAATGTTCTCACCAGTGTCCATATAAACTCTAGCAATATCAGCAGCTATGCTTCCTTGATCTTCGTTTTCAATAGTTTCTTCCTGACCGTCTAAAGAAACATCAGTTTTTATATCAAGTTCCATACTTTCTCCAGTTTAATCTAAAACTTTAATAGGATTGCCGTTTTCATCTACAAGAACATTCTTTAGTTCTCCGCCAATAGTAGATTGAATAATTCTTGATCCTTGAGTCATTTGAGTAAATAAATCGCTAATTTCTTTAAGATTAGAAAGAGCCGTTAATTTTTCTTGCGGTGATCCTGTTGTTAGCTGACGCTGCAAAGAAATGCTATTTTTAGCAAGTGAAGATACTAAAGATGCAGTAAGTTGAGTTTTAGAACTATCTTGTAAATTTTCTTCTACTTGTGTAAAGTCTTGTAAAATATTTGCTACAGTAGAATACTCTGCCATAGTGCGTATATTGCCTAGTGTTATTTTTTGTTTATGTACAGCCTTAACAAATTCAGCATACGCAGGAGCAGTTAAAAGGCTTTGAGGCTTTTCTGCTAAGTTATAAGAAGTTTTAGCAGCTTTTAAAATTTTACTATTTACAGCATCAGGAGTACCTTCAAATAATTTAGATGCGGTAGGCTTTTGTTCTTGCTCTGGTAGTTTACCAAAACGATCTTTTACACTTGTTTGCTCTATAAGAAATGCTTCGTCATCTATAACTTGAATATTAAAAGATGTTACTGTTTGGAAGCGTTTTTCTTTAGCAGTTTTAGGAACAGTTAAATTGGCAAAATCATAAGCGTTTACAAGACTACCAGTTTCTTCAAAAGCTTTTGTTAAAGCAATAACTCTTTCTCTATTAGTGTCGTTTTGACTAATAGCTGCAACCGCTGCTTTCTCACGTTCAGCAGAACTTTGACCATCAAATAAATTAGCAAGTCCTGTAGTTATTAAATTGCCAACACTTGAGGGTCTTACATTTTTTATAATCCTAGCTTGTTCAGCCGTAACAGTATCTGCACTGCGTATTGTTTTAGAAGCATTAACTAAATTATTTAAAGCGTCTACTCGCATCTGAGCTAATTTTTTAACTTCTGAGTTTACAAGATCATCGTATGCTTGTGTACCGTATTCATCTAAATTAACTTTATTTTTAAACTCTGTTTCAAAAGAAGGTTTAATTTGATCAGTATAATATTGTAAAGCATTCCCGTTTGCTTGACTTTTAATGTTTGCTAGTTCTTGCTCTGCTTCTATCTTACCTTTAGAAGCATTTTTAAATAAAACATTAGAAGCTAAAATTTCTTCATTATCTAAAAAACTAGCAGTTCTATCAGCTAACATCTTGTTACCTACACCTACAGCAATAGCAGCCCCTAAACCTAAAAGCTCTTGCTTTCTTTCTTTTTTACGGTTGTCTCTAGCAATCTTATCATTTCTTGATCTAATGTTTGCTAGTAAAGATTCACCTAATTCTTCAATCGCCATTGTTATATCCTTTTATTGAGCAGGAGCTAATAAGCTTGCTTGTTGTGGAGGTTGCTCCATAGGCTGTTGTGGAGTTTCTAAAGCATCTTCAGGTATCTCTTTTATTTGAGATAAGATTTCATTGCTTAAAACACCCGCTGGAACTTTAACAGGTTCAGAACCTTTTTCAAATTTTTGAAGTGCTAGTTCTTCAAACTTAGTACCCAAGGCTCTTTCTTCATCTTCTTCATCTTGTTCTTCGTCTAAGTATATAACCGGATCAATATCTAAACGCTCTGCTAATGCTAATAACATATAAGCCACAGGCTCAATAAGCATTACCAGTAAGTCAGGATTCCATTTGCCTTCTGTAAAACCTTGAAAAAGAATTACTTGCGCTATTTCCATAATAGGCGTTCCATCAGCAACTGCTTGCATTAAAGGAATATAAGATTCTTTTTCTATCATCTGTGCAAATAAATACTCTGAAGCTGCGTGTACGCTTGTGTACTCAGGAGCTTTTTCAAAAGGCGCAGGGTTTTCAGGATCATTTGTTAATGATTGGCCGGGGATTGGTCGGCCTCCTTTCTGTTGTACTTTTAGATATTCTTCATCCATTATGCAACACCTCTCATTGATGCTTGATAGTTATTCCAAGCAGCAGCATTATAACCGTAAGGGCTTGTATTAATAAAATTAGTATTGTTATTTATATACTCAGCAACATTAACACCGTAAGGCGAATCTCCTGCTCCAATTGAAACTGATTGCGGAAGTTGAGCTACTGAAGTTGCGTATGTAGTATAATTAACATCAGGAATACCACCACCTGCTTTTTGTGCAGAGGTCATTAAAGCTGTGTCTATAAATTTAGACGGTGCTTCTGCAATAGTCTCTCCAAGTTTTACTCTAGCCTCACCCGCCTTTTCTACTACAAAGTCACTAGCTTTGCTAAGTAAACTTTTTGGTTCAGTAGCTACATTAGTTACTCCATCAGCAACGGTTGACATTTGTGGTGCATTAGGGGCTGGTGGAATTTCAACACGCGACATATTTTCAACACCTGTTAAGTTCGGGCCTGTTGCTAAGTCTTTAGCCTGTGACATAGCATTCTCAGCAACAATGTCTGGTGTTTCAACGAGCTTGCCTGTAAATTCATTAGTTACTGAATCCATTTCGGCTGATACGTTTGGTAGATCAGGAACTAAAGCATCTCGTTTAGCTTTTAAATCATCTAAATATTTAGTTACACTTGCATGTTCACCTGTAAGTGTATCCATGCTGAACAGATCTCTACCGCTATCTAAAACTTTTGTAGCTTCTTCTCCTACAGTTTTAAAAATATCTCCAAAGTTTTTCTTTTGGCTTATATCAATTCCTGCCCCGTCTACTCCCATACCAAGTTTAGAAGTAAGTGACTTTATAGGATCTGCTAATCCTAATTTATTAGCAGCAGTACCTACTACATCGCCAATAACTTTTGTAACTCCTTTGGTAACAGTTTGGAAAACATTGCCTACTTTAGTACCTATGTTTAGTGCGGCATTTATAAAGTTTCCTGCCGCAGTAGCTACTGTGCCGCCAGTGCCTATTAAAAACCCAGCGGCCTTTCCAAGCATTGCTCCAACCCCCGGCAACAATAAGCCTAGTCCTATCTGTCCAATAATGCCTAGTTTACCCATGAACTTGCCAACAGACTTAAAAGCACTTTTAATACCTTTGCCTATTTTCTTTACTACTTTTTTAACGCCTTTAAAAAGTTTTTTAAAAAATCCCATACCTATATCACCTTATGTAAATAATCTTTCTGCTAAAGTTACAAGAGTGCTGCTTGAAGTTGTATTTCCTTTTGTAGCTCCCGCTTCGTTTCCGATAGCTGTAGCATAAATTTGAGCCTTTCTATTTTCATTGTTTTCGTATGCTTGACGAACATAAGAAGCTTCATCTCTAAACTGTTGCCAAATTTGTGCTTGCTCTAAAGCTGTTAAGTTATATGCATTTTGAACATTCTGTTGATTAGCTGCATTAAGAGCAGCAGTTTCAGCAGTGTTTGCTTGTCTACGCCATGCTATATTAGATTGTTCAACTGCTTGAGCATTTTGAGCGTTCCAAGTATCTCGCTGTAACTCAACTTGTGCATTGTACTTATCAATGTCTGCTTCTAACTGAGCCGTTAAAGTAGCCGCTTGAAGCTCGTTTCCTGCTTCTATAGCCGCTTGCCTATTCTTTTCAGTCGTGTTGAACTGCTCCATAGCGTTTGCTTGAGTCGTGTTAAACTGCGTCATTGCAGAAGATAAGTTAGCCATAAACTGATTAGTTTGATTTTCAGACGTAGCATTAAACTGTAACGCTGCATTAGCCGCTGCTTGATTAGAAAGAATACGTTGCTGTTCTTGCTGCTGATCTAAAATAGTAGCTTGTTGTTCATTATTTAAGTTAGCCATATCCATGCTTAAAAAGTTTTGAGCATTTGTAATAGCTAGTTTAGTTGCTTGATCTGCGGTAGCCATATCCATAGCAGCTAAAGCAGTTGCATTTTGCATTGCTGCTTGCTGTTCAGCATTAAAGTCTGCCATAGTCATTGACTGCATAAATTTACTATTAGCTAGTTGAACTTGTTGTTCAGCATTAAACTTAGTAAGATCTACATTAGCAACCATAGCTGCATTTTGAACTGCACGTTGCTGATCTACATTTAACTGAGCAAGCCCCATAGACTCTGCAATTTTAGCTTGAGTTAAATTAGTTTGAAGTGTAGCATTAAGATTAGCTAATTCAACTTGTTGTTCAGCATTTAAATTATCAGCACTTGCTTGATTAAGTGCAGAAAGATTAGCAAGCCTTGTTTGCTGATCATTACTTAAATTTGCTAAATCCATCTGTTGTTTAAATCCAGCATTCTTAGCTAAAAAGTCTGCGGCAGTTTGCATCTCAACTAAACGCGCTTGTTGCTCTGCCGACATATTTTCTGATTCAGTAGCATTTAAGTAAGACAGATTAGCCAATTCCATCTGTTGCTCGTTACCTAAATTTTGCGCGGTTATAGCCTGTTGATTTTGTGCATTCAATACAGCAGTTTGCTGACGATTTTGTAAGTTCTGCATAGCAGTTTGTTGCTGTTGCTGTGCAGTAGTCATAACAGCATCTTGTCTAAACTGGCTTTGCATTGTAGCCATTTGCTGTGCCATCTGCGCTGTCTGAGATGATGCTGTTTGCTGATTAGCTAAGTTAGCCATTTTCAACTGCATGTCAGAAGTTGCTTGTGCTAAATTAGCTTGTTGCTCATTGCTTAAATTTTGAGCAGAACGAGTTTGTAAAGCCTGTGCATTATTTTGTGCAAGAGGTAATGCAGTTTGAATTATTGCATTAAAAAGAGCATCGCGTCCTACCGTTGAAGCTGATAGTCCTCTTCGCGCTAACATTGTATTAACTTGTGCTACTGCGGGTCTTGCCCACGCAGGAGTAACACCTTCATCCATTCCCGCTAACAAGCTTTCCATTTGAGAAGATACTAAAGCTTCAGTAGGTAGAGCAGCAATAGCAGCTTTAACTTCGACAGGTTGAGTATCTATAGCAGCTTCAACACTTGCAGGATCTTCTACAATTGCGGCTGTAATAGCTGTTGGTAAATTACCTACTTGTGCAATCATTTCAGATGCCGCGCCTTTAGCCGCTTCACCTGTTACTGTTCTGCGTTTAGCAGCTTCAAAGCCTACATTTTCTATAATTTGTGCAGCTTCACCTTCTGAAATAGTATCATCAGTAATTGCAGTACGCTGTGAAGCTTCAGCTTCTTTTGTAGGAGCAACATCAGTAACTTGACCTGTTACTTTGTCTACATACGCGCCTTCAGAAATATCAAACTGTGGCCCTGTTGTTAAAGAAGCTTGTTCAGCCGCAGTATCTCTGGTAGCTGCTGTAGCTCTTTCAGTCATTGTAGGCCCAGCAGCCTCAGCAATCCTAGATACCTGACCTTGTGCTGCTTGTGTTGGAGCAATGTCCTGTGCTTGTACTGCATCAAATGTAGCAGCCTCGACAGGCTTTACAGCTTCTGCAAATGTAACGTCTCCTTGAGCAGCGGGAGCCATTGTAGGAGCTTGAACACCATCAGTAGTTACAGCGGTTCCTGCATCTAGCTGTTGAATTTGAGAAGCTGTTGTAAAACCTTGTTTAGCCATAGATGCACGAGGATCTATAGCTGATTCAACACCTCTTTTTGCATCAAACTGCCTTACAAAATCTTCGGGATCTTCATCAGGACGTTTTTGAACAACTTCTGGTGGCTTGCTTGCGCTGCTTGCACTGCCTCCTTTAGGCATATTATGTGCTTGACTGTTTGGATTGTGTGGAGTCCAGCCCATACGCCCTGAATAGTTATGTCCCCCACCATGATAAGCTGCTCTTTTAGCTTTTAAAGATTTTAATACTTTTTTAGTATTTCTTTTATTTCTTTTTTTGCTCATTATTTAATCTTCCCGATCAGATTGTGTTCTAAACTCTTGTACTTGTACATAAATCCTAATACTTAACCAGATGATTGTCAAGAGAGAAGCTGTAGGTGGTAGCCATGCAGCTAAAGAAGCTAAAGCTGTAGAAGCTGCTGCAACATCTAAAACATCTTTTGTAGGTTCACTTAATTCATTCATAATGAAATACCCTTACTTTAAAAAACTTACCATTGAATAAACCAGTGTTATAAGTACAGGAACTCCTACTAAAAAGACACATAAACCTGTAAATATTTGTAACATTAGCTCACGATTTTTTGCTGCTTTACGCTGTTTTATTTTTGCGTCTTCAGCTCTTTTTCTTTTACAGTCAGATTGAAACTGAAGCCAATCATCATACATATTTGCACGACCAGCATAAATCATTAATTCGCGCAGTTCCTCTTCTTGTTGCTTCAAAGTCTCCAAAGCCATGAAAGCTTCCATGTCTGACTTGTTGCCATTTTTATTAGCTTTTTTAGCTATAGAACTTTTAGACTCAAAATACTCACTAGCCTGTTTAGCAACCCTGCTTAGTTCCTGACCATTTCCTATAGTCTGTTTTATAACTGCAAAAGCTGCGTTAGCTGCGGCTAGTTCTGCAAGCATAATTAATCCTTAATCAGTTGGTAATTTTATGGTGATCTTATTGCCCAAGTTACTGCATAAACACTTGGGGCATCAATTCCGTAATACACATCTAAAACATCTCCAGAAGCAATATCAATTGTAGGGCTTTTTAAATGAGCATAACTACTGTTTGACATTCCTGTAGTTTCAAAAAAAGGATTTCCGTTGCCATAACTACTAGCATTAAAAGGATTTTTTATTCTTCCACAGCCGGGGGAAGGAGAAGGAGTATTTGAACTTTGTGTTTTAAATCTACTAGAAGTAGAAGATACATTAGTAGATATATACTGCATGCTTATGCTGGAGCTACTAGAAGTGCTAGTTTTCCAATCAGGGCCGGGGTATTTTCCGGGAACATAAACTGCCTTTGTTGATCCATTACTAGCTTTATGTATTATTCCAAATACTTGCAAATCACCGTTATAAGTATTACCACTTGAATTTATCGTAATGCGAATATGTACAACTCTGCTCGTCCCTGCTGTATATTGATCAGCTGTGTGCCTAGCTATCCTAGTGTATGAACTATTTGTAGATTGAGTATTATCGCTGCTGCCAGTCCCCGAAATAGGGCTATAATAACTACCACTATTAGTTTTAGCAACCGGAAACACTGAAAAATTAACATCTACACCTCCATTACTATACCCACCAAAAGGAGCGTACTGTTTACCACGAAAGTCAGTCGGAAGTTCAATTGTACTGTTAGCAGTTCTTTTAAATGCAATATCACGAACCTTTGTATCATTTAAAGATATTGTAGCATACGAACCCGTACCATCTTGAAATTGTCCATTTATTGATCTATCAGGAGATGTTGAACCACCAAATCCAATGTGACCAGTAAGGGCCATTCTCCAATTACCTGCCATTATTCATCTTCTCCTATATTCCAAGGTGCTGTAGTATTCACAAGTGTAGGAGTAACTTTTTCTGTAATTTCTTCAGCTATAAGTCTTTCTATTTGATCTACTTTAGTAGTATCTCCTTCAACCTCTTCTTCATTTAATTTTGCTTTTACCCACTCTAAACATTTTTCTTTTGTAACACTGTTAAAAGGAATAAAATCTTCAGCTTCAGCATTAGTATTAAACTGACAAGATCCATATTGCCTACTAGAATGTGTAATGTTTTCAATTATTTCATAATTAGTTGCAGTCCAATGAATTACTTTACACGCACCTGTAGAAAAATCAGACTCTACGCACTCAATATCCCAAATTGTTAAATCTTTAAGTGGTATTTGCTTCATTCTTTCTTGTAAGCCAACATAAGATGCAGCTAGACTTTCAGTAGCAGAATTAATATCCGCTACTACATCCATTAAAACTACAATGTTTGCATTAGCTATAGCAGCACTAATAGTATCTTTTTCGCTTTCTGTTGCTCTGTTTGCGGCCCTAACTAAAACCTGTGTAGCAATGTTTACTTGTGTATGTAAAGCTAAACGTGCCTCAAATAGCAGTCTTTCTGCTTCTATTACTGCTTCTGCTGCTGCTGTTTCTTCTTCTGTAGGCATATTATTTCTCCATCTTTTTAACTTTAGCTTCTAAACTGCTTACTTTATCTGTAAGCTCTTTAATTGCTTCAATAAGTAAAGGAGTTATTTTTTCATACATAACTGTTTTGTATCCTTTACCTACTACAGAATCAGCAATTATTTCAGGAAGCACTGCTTCAATTTCTTGTGCAGATACACCTACTTCAACTCCTTTAGACTCTACGCCTAAAGAAAGCGCAGTAGTGTTTGGAGTATAGTAGTAACCGTTTAGCTTAGATACTTTATCTAAAGCACTAGGTATAGTACCCATTAAATTTTTAAGTCTTTCATCAGAATAGTAAGCTGTAATATTACCAGTAGCTACGATAGACCCGACAACGTGTAAAGCTTGAGTAGGGGCTGTAGTTCCAATACCTACTCGTCCGTTAGACGCACACCTCATGGTTTCCCCAGAACTGCCTCGTCTAAATGTTATGTTTTGAGATTGACCACCAGAAGAAGCATAAGCGTCTAAAGATGTAACAGTGTTATATACTCCAATTCCAAAAGTTGAGTCAGAAGTCGCAGTATTTCTAACAGTAAATGTATTTCCTGTAGTAGAGTTTTTTCTTACTACCAAAGCTGGTGTCGATGTAGCTCCACTTTCAATGGTACATCTTCCACCTGTTGTTGACGTAGTGTTTATGCCTACGCGACCAGTGGAGTCGATACGCATTCGTTCTGTAATTCCACCAGCGGAAGGCGCAGTGTAAAACGCAAGATAAGAATCTAAAGCGGTTGACTGCCTAACGCTCTGTATTCTTGATACAGAGTCTGTGCCGTCATAGAAGTTGATAACACCGTGAATCTGGTCGTTGGCATTAGTGCCGTAGTTGCCTAGTTGTAGTGTAGAATAATCAGTACTGGCTGCGCCTTTGAGTGCAAGCGTTGTCCTGCCGCTACCAAAGTCCTGCATAATGGCTGTAGTCCCTATGCCCACGTTTCCAGAGGAGTCGATTAACATACGGTTAGAATTTGCTACAGCATCCCAAAAGTAGAGGTTTTGTCCTGAGTTTGCTATTTGAAATTCACCAGTATCAGTGTCTTCTAAAGACAATAGAGGCTGTGTTCCTGAAATCTGTAGAACTTGGTTAGAACTTCCCCAATCTGTAGCACTAGGCGAACTAGTACCTATGCCCACGTTGCCAGACTGGTCAATATTAAAAACGTCAGACGAAGTAGCGTCATTTCTTATTGTAAAGTTAGCATTACTGTCCCATCGAATACGAGTAGCGTTACCATCAGCTGACTCCATAAACAGATTTGCACCACCACCAGTCGATGTTAATTTAGCCGAACCAGTTGCACTTGATACGTGTAAATCGTTGCTAGGAGATGTTGTTCCTACACCCACGCGATTGTTTGTTGAGTCAACGTAGAGGGTGTCGGTGTCTACTGTCAATCCTGCAAAGGTAGGGCTGTCTGTAGTGGCTACGCCCTGATTCAATGCCTTAACAGATGCCTCGCTAGTCAACTCGCTGTCCATCACTGCGCCAGCGGCTGTGACGTTAGCTGTGTCTGTTACATCTGCACTAGCTTCAATACCGTCAAGCTTAGTACCATCAGCAGCTACATCACGGCCATCAACTGTGCCTCCTGCTACTATATTACCAGACACATCTAAAACACCGTTTACATCAACTGTCGTAGCAGCTATCTGTACTTCTGTATCCGCAACAATATCAAGTTGTCCGTCTGCACTAGAATTAATGTATAATCCTGTATCTCTAAATTGTATTTTAGTATCTGTAGTTACAGTGTTTCCAAAACCTAAAGTTTCTTGTAAAGTTTCTTCTCCTCCAGAAGCAGTGCTTGCAATTGTTCCATCAGCAGCGATAGTAATGTTAGAACCCGCTGTTAAAGCAGCTACAACATTAGTTGTATCTGTAACATCTGCCGAAGCTTCGATAGCATTTAGCTTAGAGTGGTCAGCATCAGTAAACACATTAGAATCTGTTGCAGCTTCAACCGCTGCACGAATTTCTGCGTCTGTTTGGTCAGCAGTTGCGTTTGCTTCAATGCCGTCTAGTTTAGTATGGTCAGCATCAGTAAATGCGTTAGTGTCTGCATTGCTTTCGTAAGCAGTTTTAATTTCAGCGGCTGTCTGGTCTGCTGTAGCTCCTGATTCAATTGCATTAAGTTTGCTATGATCAGCGTCTGTAAAAACATTTGAATCTGTAGCACTTTCAACTAGCGTTCTAATTTCTGCTGCTGTTTGATCTGCGGTAGCAGAAGCTTCTATTCCGTCTAGTTTAGTACCATCAGCAGCTACGTCACGCCCGTCAATAGTACCATCAGTAGTTAAGTTACCTGAAATTATAGGAGTAGTAAGAGTTTTATTAGTAAGTGTTTGAGTGTCTGTAAGAGTAGCTACAGTGCTATCAATTGCTACAGTAAGAGTATTAGTAGCTCCAGAGGTGTCAATACCTGTACCACCCGCTACTGTTAAAGTTTCTGAGTCTAAATCAATATTTAAAGCACCACCTGAATCTCCTTGAAAATCCAAGTCTTGTGCTGTTACTTGAGCATCTACATAAGTTTTTACAGCTTTAGCAGAAGGAAGTGTGTCGTCAGAGCTTGACACACTAGAAATATCAGTATCTAATACACCTGACTTTAAATTATCAACTTCGAGGTTTTGAATAGTGTTATTATCAGCATCAATAGTTTTATTAGTAAGTGTTTGTGTTCCAGTAAGTGTTGTAACTGTACCGTCAATAGAAAGAGTTACACCGTTACCAGACGCAGTAGAAGTAATTCCTGTTCCTCCTAAAATGCTTAGAGTTTCAGAATCTAAATCAATTGCAATGACAGTTGTACCATCAGTAAGATCAAGATCTTGGGCAGTAACTTGAGCATCTACATAAGCTTTAATAGATTGTTGCGTAGCTAAAGCAGTATCAGAATCAGAAGACATGTTATCTTCATTAAGAATAGTAGTTACAGTTGATCCTGAAGTAAGGACTAAAGCATCAATATTAGCAGTTCCGTTTAAAAATAAATCTTTAAACTGAACACTAGAGCTACCTAAATCGACATCATTGTCAGTTACAGGAACTACTGCACCGTCTTCAACTCTAACTTGTTCTGTTGCAGTTCCACTTACTTCAATAAAAAAACCAACACGGTTATTAGCTGTATCTACAACAATTTTATTTAGAAAGTCTTGGTCGCCTATTGTATGAATATTGCCACCCTGACCCGCAGAACCATCATGTTGATGTCCTGTTGTTCCAGAAGTTGTGTATGAAAATGCGCTTACAATTTGATTGTATTCATTATTAAACAGACCCGCAGTAATTGTATCTCCGTCTGTTAATGTGCTTTGTCTTGTATAGCTAGTACCTGCCATTTGGTTATCTCCTACCCGCTGGAACGTAATTAATATATAAACCGTTTATTGAATAAGGTGCTTTTTTATCTAGACTACTAATTCTAAAACTAGCAGCGTGTCCACTACCTTCGATTGCTTGTCTTACCATTGGATCATTACTAGCTCCAAAGACTGCTGTGCCAAATATAGAAGAACCAAAAGTGGCTGGCAAAGGTATTGTAGCTAAGTTATAATCGGCTGGTTGAGGAATATTAGGATCTTCATAATCATATCTAACTCTTAAAGAAGGGCTTACTTCACCTTCAGGAGATACAGAAATTTTAACATAGTGCATTGTTTTTCTTGTACCTACATCACCAAAATCAAAATTAGGTGTAATGTATTGAGCATCTATATTTTGTGTTGATCCTGAAGATATAAAAGAGTTTCCAATGTCGTGATTATAAATATATCCGTCTTTATCCCCATGATATATTTGTTCTATGTTTTCTTCATCAAAACCACTATCAAGTCCTAAAGCTTGAATACCTTTTGTTTCAGAAAATTCAAAACCGTTTGCTGTTAAAGTTCCTATAATTCCTTTAGCATCTGCTATATTTCCTGTAGCTGGAGAATAAAACAAACGATATTGTGATTTTTTTCTTAACACTGCACTTGAGATTACGTGCGTATCTATTAATGTTGCTAAATTTGAAATAAGCTCTTGTACTTGTCTACTTACAGACCCTAATTCAATATCTCCAATTCTTGCAGTACCCGCAACTGAACGAATACCATCAGGACTTAAAAATACTAAGTCACCACCAATTTCTTGAATACTGTGAGAACTTAAACAACCTACATTTTTAGTTACTGGAACTATTGCAATATTAGAAGAGTCATTAATATTAATAAGTTTATGGATGCTGTTTTTACAAAAAATCATTAAGTCATTACGAAAACTTTTAATCCCGACTACTTGATCACTTAATTGTATACTTCCTGCACCCGTACCATGAAAGTTGTCTGGTTCAAAATTATGACTATAAAAAATAGTATTTTTAAAGTCTGAAGCCCCTGCAACTACTAAATGATGGTCGTGTATTGCACAAACATCAGGAGCAGAATTATTACTAACAGTTATTTCTTCAGCAAAAAAAGTACGAGTATTTAAATCTCCCGTACCTGTCATATAAAAATAATAAGGCTTATTTGAACCGTCACAAATAATTAATGCGCCATAATCTGTATTACCTTCAAACACTGCAAAAGATGTTTGTTGTTGTCCTGATCTAGTTAAAATACTTCGCCCAGTAAACGTAGCATAATCATCTCCGCTACTGTGTACACCAGACCTATTAATTTGTAACCAACTGTTGCCATCAATACTAAAAAATATATCTGTTCCAGAACAAACAACTATACCGTCTGCATATACTTGAATACCTAAAACTCTATTGCTACCGTTAGGTCGTGTAGAACCAAAAGCTGTAAAACCATTGATTCGTCTATAACCACCGTCAGGGTCTACTTCAAAGTTTTGTAACTTTGTAGCAAGCCCCGGCTGTGCAAGCATTTCAAGCTGGTTAAGATTAGTATTTAATCCACCTTTACAAGAAATACCAAAAGGTTGTGAAGCTGCCATACTTATACAAATCTCATTCGGTCATCTTTCATATACGTAGGAGTAGGCTCTAACAAGTTAGAACGCATACTACGTAATCCTTTTTTATAATCATCTAATGCAAAAGCTGCTGCTTGTGGGTTGTCTTTAAACTGCCAAATATAATATCTAGCTCGTGCTTGAAGAACAGAGCTATATACTTCAGGAAATACTAAAGTATCTGTAGGATTAACAAGTTTTGTAGGCAGACTCCAAGCATAAAACCAAACACGATAAACTTTATCTGGTATAGGACTAAGCCCAAACTTTCTAGAATCTGGGCTTCTTGTTACTGCATTAGGAATACCATAGCTTTGAGTATCTGCATCATCTAAGTTTTCAGCTACTCTTCTATAGTCTTTAAATTCTTCTGTAGTGATATAACGTAAGTTAGATCCATCATAGGGTGCTGTTTCACCGCTAACGCCAACAGTTGTAATATAAAAGTTATCCCAATCTATTGAACCATAATCTGTAGTAATGCTAGAGCTTGTGGGTTTTAATTCATAGTATCTTTGTCCTGCCACTGTTTCAACATAGACATTACCATACATAGGATCTACTTCACCACTTTCATTTACAGCTAAATAAGGCCACTGTGGTTCTTCATTAATTATATCAAAGTACGCACGATTTATAGAATCTTTAACGTGTTGCTGAACACCAATAGCTGTAGAAAAATTACCCGCAGTTAAAGGTACTTCGTTTAACTCACGTAAAAGTTCATTTGTTAAATCTAAATAGCTTGTTGACATAATTAATGTGCCTTTGATTTAGTTTTATCTTTTCTAAAGATAGCATCGTAGTTATCTTCATATTTTTTCTTATTTTCTGTTTTGTACCAACTTCCTGTATCGCCTAAAATTTTCCCAGTTTTTTTGCCTTTAATCATTATAGGCTTTGCATTACTTCCAACTTGAGGCATCTTTTTCTCCTTAAAAAGTGCGGGGGCTTTTACACCCCCGACTTTAATTTACTGCTTAGTCAATACCATAGAAAGCAGATACTAGAGCTTCAGGTCGTAGAACCTCTGCTCCAAATACATGCAAACCACGGCAGATGTCACCAAAGCTATCTGGATCACGGATGACCTCAGTGCTAGTGATAGTCTGTGCAGTTGCAGTAGAGCTAATGTGACCAGCAAGGATCTTGCCAGCAGCATTAGTAGTAGCTGCAATGTTGTTAGACTTATACATGTCAAAGCCACGCAGCTTGCCTGAAGAAACCAGACCGTTGCGGATAGAGCCTTGACCAGCGTTAAAGTCTACAGACATCAACTTAGAGCTTGCTTGTGAAAGCTGCTCATAGAAGCTAGGTGGTGCTAGGAACCAACGACCTTCTTCTGGCACGTTTTGCTCGTCAAGTAGACGGGCCATGTGAGCCATAACATCCAAAGGATCGTGTTCGCCAGTACCTTGACCAATGTCCAAGTTACCAGTACCGTCAAAAGTACCGCCAGCTAGGTCAGTGTCGCTATCAGAACCAAGTACATGGTTAGGAGTAGCAGCCGATACACCAGCAAACATCTCAGCAATTACAGCAGCATCAAAAGCATCACGCAGAGCGTAAGCAGCAGATGAAGATGCAACTTCTTTGAAGTTTACATGAGACATGGAAGTTTCGATGTCATCAACGATAAACTTGAAAGCGTTGGCGTTGTCAACAACCAAATTAACTTCTTGGTCAGTTAGCTTAGTAGCTGTAGTGTCGCTGCCACGAGTGTAAGCAGAAACAGAAATTACTGGCTCTTTGATGATCTTTACAGAGTCACCGTAAGCAGTGATTTCACCAGCATAGTCAGTGTTAGTAATAGCTTCACAAACAGAGGCTTTACGGAAGAAGTTTAGAACTTTCTTCGAGTAAACCGATGGAAGGAAGTATGAGTTAGTTTGTCCAGCGATACTGCTTGCAAAGTTAGCATTAGTATCCGTTGAGGGTTCAAAATATTGAGCCATGTTATATTCTCCTAAAAAGACATTAAATTATTATGGAACTACTCGCCCTTCCATAATGGCTTGATCAATTTCACTTTCATACTTGTCAAATTGAGCCATACTTAGGGCAGCAATTTCCCGTTGAGTCCAAATCTTTGGCTGCTTTGCATCTACTGTAGTTGTTTTAGTAGAAACGAAATCTGCCGCAGATGTGGTAGGCTGTGACTTTTTCTTCTTCGCAGGTTCTTTTGCACTGATACCTGTTTCCAATTTATAAAGATCAATAGCTTTAATTGCTAAAGCAACATTATCTGGGTTTTCATAGATCCAACCTTGAATTTGTTCTGGTTGTTCTTTAGCCCATTCGTGAAAGTTATCATCGCCTCGTATCTCGTCAAAATCAGGATGCCGTTCTTGTAGGGCTGTTTCAGCTTCTCTACGTGCAATGGCAGCTTCTCTTTCTTCGATAACAGAAAGCTTTGATTTAATTGCTTCTAGTTGTTGCTCACTTTGAAGGTGGGCTACACTTTCCACAGTTTCATATAGATCAGGATACTGCTCTCTAAACTGTTCAAGATCTTCAAGAGACTTTGGCGGTGCGTATGCGGGTTGATTCGACATAGCGGCTGCTTCAAGTTCTTGTTCTCTTTGTTTAAAGTCAGCAATCTTTTGATCATAATGCTTCTTTAAATCATCATAGCGTTTTTTATAGTTTGTTCTTTTTGTCCCTTCTTCTTTAGTTTCTTCAGGGGCCGCTTCGCGGGTAGCCTGTTTAGATTCAGAAGGAGCTTCAAAAAACAGCCCGTCTGCGCTTCCTCTACTTGGAGAATCTGGCGTATGCCACTCCTTTCGTGAATTATACGGATTAGCTGTAGGTTCTTCAGTTACATTTTCAATTGCTTCAGACATAATAGTCACACTCCTGTTGGGGCTTGCTAGTCTTTCAAGGTGGCTGTAATGTTCGCGTTTACATCACAGGGTCTTGATACTTCAAGGTGGCCTCTAGGTTTATAAAGTGATAAGGGGTCTAAAATAGAGTAGCCTTATCGTGGGGTTACACTTGGCATGCGGTTAGCAGAAATCATTTGTCGCTTAATTTCTTCTTCCGTAAGTTCATCCTCAGTCATCCTATCGGTCATTTTACCATTTCCCATAGGATTATAAGCAATACCGCCAAATGCTTTTTTCATTAAACCACCGTCATAAGCACGTTCAGCATCATCCATCATAACTTGAAGCTTATCTGCGCCTAACTGATCAGTGGCTTTTTTGGTGAAAACAAATTCACCATCCGATAGCCTTGCGGGTATCGAATCTGATACTCCAGTTCCGGGGCCATTGACTTCCCCCTCACCAGAAAATTCTCCTGCAACATCCATAACTTGATCAAAGATGATGCTTAAACGCTCGTCTTGTTCTAGAACGTCCATTAAGTATTCTTGATCGTCTTCTTCTAACGATTCGTTTAGTATAAATTGTAAGTAGTTATCTTCCATTTCAGCGTCAGGAAGCTGTGACTTTTCAGCCGCTTCTTTTTCTTCTTCTGGAATATTGTCATAAGTATCTTGTAGTTCTGGCGGCAGCATCATTGAACCACCTTCAGCCATCATTGTTAAAGGCATAGTCGCAGGAGTTAAAGCAGCTTCCATTTCATTGATACTAGGTATTTCTGCTTTTTGTATTGTTTTTATTTTTTCTTTAAGAAATTTAACGAGTCCACCAAAAGCTTTAGCTTCTCTTCCTTTAGCTACATCTGTAGTATAACTTTTACCTTCAAACATAAAAGTATTTTCTCCTGCATTGTGAGCTTCGCTAAATGCACTTTCAAACTTTTCACGTTTGCTTTCAGTTAAACTTTCATATACATCTTTAACTGCTTCTGGGCCTTCTAGTAATAATGTTGTTACACCTGCTGTACCCGCAGTATTTTTAGCCATATCACTACGATACGTTTTTTGCTTACGCACTAAAGGCGTAGTAGTTTCTTGTGATTCTGTAGCATCTTTTTTAAGGCTTGTTAAAATAGAATCTATGTCAGTTTTACCGCCACCACCAGTTGCATAGTTTTCAAGAGAACGTAAAGTTTTTTCTTCGTTTTTATTTTCTGTAGTTAATTTTTTAATTAAATTAGGATACATTTTTTTTGTTTCAACTACAGCAGTATCTACTTGTTTGCGTGTTGGTTTCTTTCCCTTCTTAACATTTTTGCGCATCATATCAGCAACCATTTGTGCAATACGCCCACCGCGAGAATATCCTTCACGCTCTGGTGGTACTAACATAGAGCCTCCTTCGTGTTTCGCTACTCTAGGGCCAATAGCTTCTAAACGATCTAGTGCTGATTGATAAAGATCTGCATCTGCTTCACTTACATTTTCTCTGAACTCTTTAAGACCTTTAGCGTCTAATGTATTTAAATATTGAGAAACTTCTGAAGCACCTGTAAATAACTCTAAACTGTTTGCTGCTTCTTTAGGTGTCATAGAAGTCATCATTCCTTCTTGACTTTCTACTATTTCTGCACCGTAATCATCACCCATCATTTTTGCACGTTCTTTTTCAGGAAGGGCTTCTACAAGATCAAAGTATTCATCATCATCAAGCTCGTCTAAATAAGAAGGATTTTTAATCATTTCTTCATCTAAAGCATCACGGACTCGTTCAGCATCTACTTTCTGCTGTTTAACTTTGCTGGCTTTAACGCCAGCCTCTGCAACTTCTTTATCCAGAAGTTTGCCTAATAGACTTACAACAACAGGCTTAGGTACTTTCATTTCAGTTAATCCTCAATTCTTTGTTTGGCTTCTTTTACTTGATCTTTTAGTTGTTCTAAATTAACCAGAGAACTCACTTTCCCCTGCTTGCGGAACATTTCCTGTTCCGATGTTGCCACCGCCAGTGCCTGTAACTCCAACATCTTGAGGTTGTTCAGGTGCTGCTTGAACGCCTCCCATAGCTCCTGATTGTTCACTAGGGGCGACAGCCTCGCTGCCAGTTGCTTGTCCAGCATTTTGTACTCCTATAATTTGTGCCATAATAGCAGCTTCTTCAGGGTCATTTAGTATTTCATCTGGATCTAAATCAAGGCTGTATGCAAGCTCACTAATAATCTTAGAGATCTTAACAAACGGAGCAATAGCTGGGTTTTGTGCAGTTTGTAAGAACATTGTCAGTCGTTGACTTCGTACTTCTTTCTGCATCAAGCTATTTGTTCCCATAGCTTTAATTTCTAAATCACCTTCGATTTCTAAATCACCGTCAAAGAACTGCATGTTCCATTGGTAATATGCTTGTCCTAAAGGCTTTAACAAAAAGTCATCTAGGTTTTTTACAACAGTTTTAATATTAAGTGATGCAGCACCTAGTAGCATAGACATACCTGAAGCGGTACGTGTCATAGACTGAACGCCTGTTTGACCATGAGAGTAACTAGGTATTCCTGTCTGTTCATCAGCAAGCTGCCTAAACTTATCAAACATCATCATATTTTCTTGAGAAGTGTTTGGAAACTTAACTCCATGAATAGCTTGCCCCGGCATTCCTGCTTGTCTACGGAAGACTTTTCCGGGGTATATTTCCATTGACTGCCCACCAACTAAAGCAGACTCGTCTACATCAAAAACTAAAGAACCGCTTAATGCTAAGTTGTCAATTGCCATTCGAGCATGGCCGTTCATTATCTGTTGCGAGTCATCCATATTTTCGGCAACACCAATACCGAAAAAGCTATAAGGATTACGCTCGTAACTAAAGGCATTATAGGGCAGTCTATTTGGAGTAAAAGGATTAACCACTGAACGGAGAAGCTTACCATTACAGATCCAAGCATTAATTTGTACTTCATCTAAATCGTCTACATCCTCTGGAATCTCCATACCCGCTTCACGCGCATATTCAGCATCCATAATTCCCCAATATTCTAAGACTTCAAACTGTCCTGAGCCATACTCATCTGTACGAGCATCATCTTTTAACTCATGCTCATAATCACGTTCTTCATAGTTTGGCCCTAATACAAGACACTCTCTAATACATTCCTTACTAAAATAAGGAAGTCTTGCTAAAGCTCTAAGCTGACTTCTATTAAGCTTGTGACGGTGGAAAGCATACTCACACTCGTCAATTGTGGTTGCGCTAGGGTCTGGGAAAAAGTCCCAAATACTAACAAATTCAATACGTGGTACACGCACACTAATAGGGTCATAGTTACGATCACCCGTTGCTTCATCCTTTTTCCACCTTCCAATAGTTTTGTTGTGGTTGAACGGGCCTTTGATTATTCCTGTGCCAAAAAGAGAAGCTTCAAAAATCGCGTTTCGTAATTCAGAAGATCCATTTGACTCTTCAATTTGGTCGTGTATTAGTTTTTGCATTTTACGTGCAGCTTCTTTAGCAGGAGAAACTTCTAGCACGTTAGGATCAGGTGACGGGCCATCTTCTAATTTAATCTTCCCGTCTTCTTCTGCTTCTTTTAGTAGCTGTTCAAAACGAGACTCGCCTTGTGAAAAAGTCGCCCCCGCCTTTAGAACTTTGCCGTCCCCTTCATATCCTACGTCAAAGGGGTTTACTTCTTCTTCTTTTGGTTTTTCTTCTTCTTCTGTGTCTTGATAGGAGCTAGTTTCTAAATTAGGGGTCATATCAACGTGGCGATATGTCGAAACTCCTTCTGGAATTAGTGTTTCTTTAACACCAATAGGAAACTGACCAGTACCAAAAATAACATCAACTAACTGTCCGAATGCTGCTAATACTTTTGTTTTCGTGACTTTAATAAAGACTTTAGATTTTTCAGACTCTCTAAAGCTAACGCCTTTACCATATAAACCTCTGAAATTATGATAAGCACTTAACCATCGTTGTTCATCATGTTCTCTAGCAAGTTCAGCTTGTTCAAATCTTTCTTCAATTAAACCTACAAGCTGAGACTTAATGCTTTCATCTAGGTTCATTTCTAAACCATGTTCACCTTCTACTTCACTGAAATAGATTTCGTTGGCGTTTGAATATAGTGTATTCTCTTCTGACATTTAAGTTACCTTTAAAGTGGCTTAGAAATAGACATACTACCAGACAATGCTCCACGAGCATCTCTGTTTACTTCAGCCCTAAAATTTAAGCCGCTTTTAGTTTGTTTGTTGTAAGAAGCTCCCAAATTATAGCGTGACTTAGTTACACCTACAGAAGATCGTTTAGGTAACTGTTTTTCAACGCTATAACTATTTCCTTTATTTCCAAAAGAATCTTGAAATTTGCTTGCTGTAACTCGTGTGCCGTTTATATTTTTAGAAGCTGTTAAACTTCTTGCATTATAACCTTGATCACCTGAAGCTCTTGCTTCTAAACTTCCAACACCTTTGAAAGTTTTTTGAGCTACTAAACCCCCATTATTATACTTATATTTATTTTTCTTCATGTTAATATCCAAAAGTTGAATCTAAGGGTTTAAAATGTTGTTCTCTTTGGAACTGACGCATTTGACTTAATGTATCGTTTATACGAGGTCTAGACATAATTAAATATCTAAGTGCATCGTAAGCGTGGTCAGCAGCATGTGTATCTACATCTTCTGGGTTTTTATTATCCAGAGGAATACTTTGAAGTTCGCGTATCAGGTTAGGGCATGTATTAAATATTTGCAATTTGGGCCTTCCGCTTGGCTGTAACTTTAAGTATTCATGGATTTGTATTTTACCTTGGATTCTATTCTTATCAGCCCTTCTTAGCTTATGTCCTGCTCTTTGCAAAGTTTCGCCAACTGTAGGGCCAGTTGTACCAGTTCTACTCCAACACGCTGTATCTAAAACACCCTGAACTGAGAAAGGATCTTCATATTCCATCTCAGTAAGCATACTAGCTAAGTCAGTGCCTAACAAACCTTTTCGGTACAACTCACGGTAAATAATTAGTGTTCCGTCACTAGGGTCAACTGCACCCCATACACATGCACTTTCTGAGGCATACCCATAGTCAATGCCTTTTATTCTTTCCCAGTGCAGCGGAATTTCAAACGGTGTTATTACATGCTCAAACGGATTAAACTCAGTAAATGCTGCACCTTCTGCAACATCCCAATTACCGTCCAACAATTGCTTTCTTTGTGTTGGCGGCATTGAGTTAAGCATTTGCTCATAACGACCATCTTCAGCTAGATATGGATTATCTTGTAATCTAGCAGGAATAAACTTTCTTGTTAATCCATCACCGCCTCTAAAACTTACATTGGCGGGTGCGGGATCAATATATCTCTTTTTAACCCAGTTAGCTCCCGCGCCTCCGGGGTTTGCTGTACAACGCATATATACTTCAATTTCAGGATCTGTTGTACGTAAACGAGAAGCTAGATAGTTCCATGCAAAAGCTGTAGGTAAATGTGTTATTTCATCAAACCCTATCCAACTATATGCTTGACCCTGATAGCGGTAAACGTCAGCATCACGCTCAAGGAAGCCAAACTCAATCTTTGCACCGCTTGGAAAGTTCCATAGCTTTTCAACTTCTTTGTATTTAGCCCCCGGAAAGGCTTTAGGGTACAACTCCCTAGACTTATCTATTAGCTCTCGCAACTCTGGCATTGAGCGTCTAAGTATTAAGCCTCTGTGAGCAGCCCTG